GGATTAGCTGATGTTTCATTACCTGAGTAACTTGCAGCAATCTTAAATGGTGACATTGCTTCTTCACCCGCAACAACACCTGCACCTGCACTTGTATCTGCATATCGTACACGTAATGTGTGAATTTGTCCTACTGGACCTGTCATAGGTTGTACACCTACTAATTCGTTTGCAATAACAGTAGGCATTACACGTCTAATTACTGGTAAAATAACCTTGTTCAAAGGTGCAATATTACCTACTTGGGTAGAACCAGCAGTAGCTTGCTCCATCAAATACTTCTTTGTGTTTTCCAAGGTTGTTTCCATTACGGATTTTTTATTACCTTCTAAACCTTCACAAAGAGCCTCTTTGGTAGCTTGCCAGTTTCTTGATTCAAATAAATCTGCCATTTTTAAGTCTCCTTATTCTAAACCGGCTAGTTTTCTAATATAAACTAAATCATTTTTATCACTGGTATTGCCTTCATTGATGCTAGGTTTATTGCCAGTAATCTCACGTTTTCCTGTTGATTCAACAAGATTAACTTTATTATCAGTTTTATCTGCTTTCTTATTCTCTTTAAGAACAGTTGGCAAATACTTTTGATATGCGACTTTTAAATTGTCTGTTTGAACACTTTCAAGTAAATCATTCATGATTTCTCGTTGATCTTTATTTAATGGTGCCAAAAGCTCACTCATAGTTTTTTGTCGAACTGCACGTCCTTCAACTAATTTCATTTTGCTTTGTGCCATTTTTATAGCATCAACTGACTCAGAAAGTTGCTCTCGTTGTTGCTGAACCATTTTCTCTGATTCTTCCAACTTCTTTTTCATTTTGGAAAGTTCTGTTCCTTCTGCAAGATAGCTTGTCATAAACTCTGTTGCAAAAGTTTCAAAAATCTTTCTTCCAAAATTATTTTCTCTTGCTTGTTTTATATCTTCACGTAAAGTTGTCATTTCTGATCTTACTGTAGATTCTACAAGCTTCTCTACTTTATGTGCTGCCTGTTTGATAAATTGAGATCTGGTTTCGCCAATCATGCGTTTCCCTTCACGTACCAATTTAACTTTCTGTTCTACAAGAGCACGTTTATCTTGATAAAATTCATTAAGCTCTGTGGTTAGCTGTTTTAAAACAAAATTTTCTAATTTCTTAAAGTTTTGTTCTTGCAACTTTTTATCAGCGTAAAGTTCTTTCATTTCTTTAGCAAGATTTTCTAAAACAAATTGATCAAGAACTTTTGCGTGTTCTTTGATACTTTGTTTATATGCAACAGTTGCTTCTACCATTTTTTGTTTATCATTGCGGAATTCTCCTACCTCAGTAGTAATAGCATCCGTCAACATTTGATCCATGGCTTCTACAATATTTTGCTTATCATGCTCATAACGCTCTGCAAATTCTTCCCTAAGCTCAGCCTTAATTTCTTGCCGTGCTTCTGTTAGTTTTTGCTCCCAAGCCTCGCTAAGAGTTGTTTTAACTTCTTCTGATAAAACCTCAGAACCTAAAAGTTCTTCGAAAGCATTTTTCATTAATTTCTCCTAAAATCTAGGTTCCGAATAAATTTGACCATTTCTTTTGTAAAAAAGTTTTGAGCCTTTTTATCATGCTGTATCGCTTCAGCTAAAGCTACAACATTTTTACTTTGCTGTAAACGTTCATAAATTGGAGTAGGATAAGCGTTAGGGGCGCTAGGTTGTGCAACCATGTCAACTGTAATAATTTCATAATCACTCACAGTTCCATCATCTGCTACATTTCCACTACCTCTAGAACTTACACCTAATTTAACTCCACTTTCTAATAAGGCTTTAACAATATTTCCCATTGGAGTTGGTAAAACTTGAAGTTTACCTATACCGTTATTTCCTTTCATTTTCATTTCATTAATTTGTAAACAAACTCTATCCAAATTAATTTGTAGATCATCAGGATGATCTAATTCACCTAAAACACTATATCCAGACTGAAGCTTTTCATTAATTGAACCTACTGCTTTTGTGATCTCTTGTACAGGATATACTCTTTTATTTTGGTTGCGAATGCCACCTTCTATAAAAATTCCTTCCATATACAACTTTTTCTCACCACTTTCGGTTTGAACACTTTCAACTGTCAAACCAGCTCTATCAAAGCTTAATTGTTCGCTTAATGCTTGTGCCATAATTACATTCCGTTATTTGGACTTTTTGTGTTTCCTGCACTGTCACTGTTTTTTTGGAGTAGCAACACTAGATAACTTTTGCTTTGCTCCAGGAACATTTACATTACCGGTATTCATAACTTTAGCAGTAGCAGCTAATTTTTTACCTTCTCCGCCACCATCTTTGTTTAAACTATGATTGACTGTGCCTCCTGGTTTGTTTGAACCTTTAGCTACAGGACTTGTACTTTTTTCACTAGTATTATGAGGAACTTTTACTTGCGTTAAAGTTGCAGCTTCGTCTACCATGTCATATGACTCTTCTGTTTTTTCCTTTGCTTTTTTTCCTTTAGCTTTTTTAGGATCAACAGCTTGATCTCTTTGATATTCAGCAGCTTTTTTCTTTCTATCTATTCTTTTGATAGCTTCATCTACTACATCATAATCTTCTTCAAGATCTTCTTCATCATCTGCTTCGTCTAATTCTACTTCCTCATCTACATTTTCGTCTTCATTTTCAACGCTATCCATCATGTTTTCTTCATCACTATCCATAGCTCCCATTTCATCATCCATTCCCATGTCATCCATGTCATCGCCTTCCGGCTCATCCATTTCACCACCTAAAATGGCTTGGAAACTTTGACGTAATTCTTCAATAGCGTCTTCTACTTTTTCAAAATTGCTTTCAATTTCATCCGGACCTTCTTCTCCGTCCATTTCAGGGTCTACATCCATAGCCATATCATCAGCTACATCACCTTCTGCATCGTCCATACCCATTTCCATGTCCATTGAATCTTCATCTTCACCCTCTTCAGCAATTTCTTCAGAGTTAATTTCTTCTTCGTAACCTTCAAGATCTTCGTCTTGACCCATTAAATCTTCATAAACTGTGCGAGCCTTTTCCACAAAAACGTCATGGAGCAAATCACTCGCCTTTTCTGATTCCTCGTTTATAATATATTCGAGGACTTGTTCAAGTTTTTCTCGTGTGGTCATTTTAAGCTCCTATAAAAATAGACAACAAAACTGTAGTATTATTTACTCATGAAGGTAGAAATATGTTTCAAATGGGTTGATTTTGGGTGAAAATGACTGGAATTATTTAAATTAACCTAAATCAGGAGGTGTCTCCTTAGGTCTAGCATACATCATTTTGTATACATCTCTACGTTTTTCCATATCTAAATTTTTCTTTTCTCGTAACTTTCTTAATTTGTTTAAATGTCTCAAACCTATAATTTGTTTTCTTATATCTTTTTTATAGGTTCTACTTATACTTTGATCTTCAGTTTCATCATATTCTTCTTTAAGCAGCATTATTTTGTCCTCCTGTTGGTGTAGGTCCTACTGGTTGTATTGCTTCTGCTCCACTAATTGGACTTGCATCACTACCTGCATCACCTGGAGCACTAGCATCATCTATGGGTTCTTCGTCAGCACCCTCTAAATCTAATCCTCCTTGTTCAATAGGTCTTCCTCCTACATTTCCTAAACCTGGTTCTTCTACATCTGAACTATTCACTTCATTAGCCTGTTCTTCTTGCCACATTTTTTCATTTTCTACAATTTCATCTTCACTTAATTGTAGGTATTTCTTTAATGCAAAACGTCTACTAATATAAGGAACTTCACTTATACTACCAAATACGCTCACTAAACTATTGTTTAATTCAACCTCTCTATAAGCACTGAAGTTCTGTGGTTCTACAAACCTCAAATTAAAAATACTAGTATCAATATTAATACCTTTCCACTTTAAATACATTTTATATTCTTTATCAAAATATTTAGAAAGATTATTTTGTAATCTCATACAGTACTTTGTAAAACGGAATTCACTAATAAATGCAGTACCTACCCTGCCATCACTGTATACTGCTGTAC